CCACCCATCACATTTCATTGGTGCGATTCCCCGATGATTCCAATCGAGCCCACAGCGGACCACAAAGTCCCTTTCGATCTGTCCGAACAGCAGCCTGCGACTCAGCCGGACGCTATAGCTATTGCAGCAAACACAGCAGACATGATTGAGTCGCTCGGTGGGAGCATCGACTTCAACGAATCGGATTTCTTTCAGGCCAAGGACCTCGTGTCCAAATCGGCCAAGACTCCTGCACACGTCAACTCCCCTGCACAGGCTAAAGCAGCAGCAGAGATTCTCAAGCGGTTCGACTACCAAGCCATCGCCGATGCGCAGCAGGCACGCAACTTCATCACGAACAAACTCATTGAGCTCGCCGATTGCGGCGACTTGAAGATTGAGATCAAGGCGTTGGAGTTGCTGGGCAAGCACTCTGACGTGGGCATCTTCACTGAGCGCAGCGAGATCACCGTCCACCACAAGTCCTCCGAGTCTCTGGAGTCCAGCATCAAGGACCGCATCAAACGCCTGCTGAACTCGAACGTAACAGATGTGACTCCCATCGACGATCTTGACGAGCAGTTGGGCACTCCCACCGCTATGGGGGAGTTCAAAAGCCTGACAACCAACGCCATCCCGGAGGACAAAGACCTCGACCCGGACAACCCAGACAGCCTGAACGAAGCCACCAACGATGACTTCGACAAGAACTACTAATGACTGCTACTACTGACGTATCACTTGCAGATATTGAAGCAGCCATAGACGCCGGGCTGCTGACAGAGAGTGATCTGCGTTCTTTGGAGGCGCAGTTATCCCAACTAGAGAAGTTGAAAGCGCGTGAGCTGGCTCAGACTCGCTTCATCAAATTCGTGGAGCGGGTGTGGCCAACCTTTATCAGTGGCAGGCATCACAAGCGGATGGCCGAGGCGTTTGAACGTGTGGCCAACGGACAGTGCAAGCGGCTCATCATCAACATGCCGCCCCGGCATACCAAGTCAGAGTTTGCGTCCTACCTGCTCCCGGCGTGGTTCTTGGGCAAGTTTCCCCACAAGAAAGTCATCCAGTCATCCAACACAGGCGAGCTGGCCGTGGGCTTTGGCCGGAAGGTTCGTAACTTGGTGGACTCCGAGGTCTACCACGACATTTTCCCTGAGCTGAGCTTGCAGGCTGACTCGAAAGCGGCGGGGCGGTGGAACACTTCTAAGGGTGGTGACTACTTTGCGATCGGTGTGGGTGGTACCGTGACCGGTAAGGGTGCGGACATTCTGATCATTGACGACCCACACTCCGAACAAGAAGCAGCTTTGGCCGCTGGCAACCCAGAAATCTACGACAAAGTGTACGAGTGGTACACGTCAGGTCCACGTCAGCGCCTGCAACCGGGCGGGGCGATCATTATCGTGATGACACGCTGGGCCCAGAAGGACTTGACTGGCCAAGTGCTCAAAAATGCGGCCCTGCGGGGCGAAACTGACTGGGAAGTGATCGAATTTCCGGCAATTTTGCCCTCTGGCAACCCACTTTGGCCTGAATTTTGGTCTCTGAAGGAGCTTGAAGCCCTGCGGGAGGAACTTCCGAACGGCAAATGGCAGGCCCAGTACCAGCAGAACCCCGTTGGCAACGAGTCAGCCATCATCAAGCGCGATTGGTGGAAGATTTGGGACAAAGAGGACCCACCGAGCTGCGAATACATCCTCCAGTCGTGGGATACGGCCTTTGAAGCCAACAACCGGGCCGACTTTTCCGTGGGAACGACGTGGGGCGTCTGGTACAACGACGCTGATCACGGTCAGGCCAACATCATTTTGCTCGCTGTGTACCGCAAACGGGTGGAGTTCCCCGACTTGAAGCGTGATGTGCTGCGGGAGTACAACGAGTACGAGCCAGACTCAGTCATCATTGAGAAAAAGGCGTCCGGTGCGCCGCTGATCTACGACATGCGGGCGATGGGTATCCCAGTCCAAGAGTACACGCCAAGCCGTGGACAGGACAAATTTGCCCGCTTGAACAGTGTTTCCGACATAATCGCATCAGGGAAAGTATGGGTGCCTGCGACACGTTGGGCGGAAGAGCTCGTTGATGAAGTTGCTGCGTTTCCTTCCGGCGACCACGATGACTTGGTTGACTCCACCACGCTCGCGCTCATGAGATTCCGACAAGGTGGGTTCTTGCGTCTGCCAGACGACGAGCCCGAACCGATCAAGCTGTTCAAGTCGTCACGACGCTCAGCTTACTACTAAGGACGAAACATGGCGACGATGAACAGTATGATGAGCCCGCTCAACCCTGCACCGCTTGGGCTTGACGCGATGGAAGCGCTTCCAGAGGACATTGCCGAGGGACCCGGTATTGTCATTGAGATCGAGGACCCAGAAGGCGTCAAGGTTGGTATTGACGGCATGGAGATAGACCTCATGGGTGGCGACGACGACAGTGACAAAGCCAACGCGCCGTTCGATGCCAACCTCGCAGAGTACATGGACGACGACGAGCTGGAGTCGCTAGGCTCTGAACTTGTTGAGATGGTGGACGCCGACATTGCCAGTCGCAAGGACTGGGTTGAGATGTACGTCAAGGGCCTTGAAGTTCTGGGTATGAAGTATGAGGAGCGCACAGAACCTTGGAACGGTGCATGCGGTGTGTACTCTACAGTTCTCACAGAAGCAGCAGTGCGGTTTCAAAGCGAGACGATCATTGAGACGTTCCCCGCAGCGGGTCCTGTCAAGACAGAGATCATCGGAGCGATCGACCGACTGAAGGAAGAAGCGGCGCAGCGTGTTCGTGAGGACATGAACTACCAGCTCACGGAGGCGATGCCCGAGTACCGCACCGAGCATGAGCGCATGCTGTTCAACTTGGGTCTGGCCGGTAGCGCGTTCAAGAAGGTGTACCTCGACCCAGCACTGGGTCGTCAGACAGCGGTGTTCATCCCTGCTGAAGATGTGATCATTCCTTACGGCGCATCGGGTGCACGTACGGCAGAGCGCGTGACTCACATCATGCGTAAAACCGAGAACGATGTGAAGAAGCTCCAAGTGGCTGGCTTCTACCGCGACGTAGAGCTGGGCGAGCCAGTGCAGGTGCACACGGACGTTGAGAAAAAGAAGGCGGAGGAGACGGGCTACGCGCTCACCGAGGACGACCGCTATCAGATTTACGAGATTCAGATCGAGTACAACCTGCCGGGGTTTGAGGACAAGGACGAGATCGCCATACCATACATCGTCAGTGTGGACAAAGGCACAAACAAGGTCCTGTCCATCTATCGCAACTACCGCGAGGATGACAAGAATCGCCTCAAGCGTGACCACTTGGTCCAATACGACTACATCCCCGGCTTTGGTGCTTATGGGTTTGGCTTCATTCACCTGATTGGTGGCTACGCCCGTGCTGGCACTTCGCTGATTCGTCAGTTGATTGACGCTGGCACACTGTCCAATTTGCCCGGTGGTCTCAAAGCCAAAGGTCTTCGCACCAAGGGGGACGACACACCGATCGCTCCGGGCGAGTGGCGCGACGTGGACATTCCAAGCGGCGCGATCAAAGACAACATCATGGCGCTCCCATACAAGGAGCCTTCGATGGTTCTGTCCGGGTTGCTGGACAAGATCACGGAAGAAGGTCGCCGTCTGGGTTCCGTGGCTGACATGAAGGTCAGTGACATGAGCGCGAACGCGCCCGTGGGCACAACTCTGGCGATCCTTGAGCGTCAGTTGAAGACCATGTCTGCGGTGCAGGCCCGTGTGCACTATTCGATGAAGCAGGAGTTTAAGCTGCTCAAAGAGATCATCCGAGAGCACACACCTCCAACATACAACTACAACCCCTCTTCTGGTAACCGCAAGGCCAAGCAGGCAGATTACGACATGGTGGACGTGATCCCCGTGTCCGATCCAAACTGTGCGACGATGGCGCAGCGCATCATGCAGTACCAAGCTGCGATCCAGTTGGCTCAAGGCGCTCCACAGATTTACAACCTGCCAGAGTTGCACCGCCAGATGCTGGAGGTGTTGGGCATCAAGAACGCAGAGAAGCTGGTGCCGACCGAGGACGATGAGAAGCCCAAGGACCCAATCAGCGAGAACATGGGCTTCCTCAAGGGCGAGCCCACCAAGGCGTTCATGTATCAGGACCACGACGCGCACATTGCTGCGCACATGACGTTCATGCAGGACCCGATGATCGCTCAGCAGGTTGGCCAGAGCCCGATGGCCCAGCAGATGATGAGTGCCATTCAAGCGCACATCTCCGAGCACTTGGCCTTTGCATACCGCCGCAAGATCGAGGAGCAGTTGGGCGTGCCACTGCCACCCCCAGACGAGCAGTTGCCAGAGCAGGTGGAGGTTCAGTTGTCGCGCTTGGTGGCCACAGCCGCTACGCAGCTCATGCAGACAAACCTTGCAGCGGCTCAGCAGGCGCAAGCCCAGCAGCAGGCACAGGACCCCGTGATCCAGATGCAGCAGGCCGAGTTGCAGCTCAAGGACAAAGAGCTGGGCATCAAGGAGAAAAAGGTCGAGGGCGACTTGCAGATCAAGCAGGCCGAGCTTGCGCTCAAGGCAAAAGATGCCGCCAACAAGCAAGGCGAAGACCCACAGGTTGCGCTGGCCCGTGCGCAGCAAGAGTTGCAGCAAGCCGAGCAACGTCACCAGCAGCAGTTGCGACACACCGAGCAGAAGGCCCAGACCGCCGCACGCTTGGCCATGCAGAAGGCGCAGCAGCGCCCCAACCCACCTAAGAAGGAGAGCTGATGAACGCAATTGAAATGGCCATCAAAAAGCTTACGGAGAAACAAGATCAGTTGATTGACTTTGTTTCCAATGGTGGGGCCAAAAGCTACGAGCACTATTCGGCCATCGTAGGTGAGATCAAGGGTCTCACCTATGCCATGAACGAGCTCAAAGACACCAACGACAAGCTTCTACAAGAAGACAACAATGAATAACGCCATCCGTGCACCGGAACCTAGTCTGCGCAACCAACCCACCGACATTGAAATTGGTGGGCAGCGCATCAAAGTTTTGCTGAACATGCGGTTCCCCCGCATCGTTGTGTTCGAGAATTTCATGTCTCCAAGCGAGTGCGAGTTCTTGATTCGCATGTCCAAGCCCAACCTCAAACGATCTTCGGTCATGACGAAGGACGGCACGGGTACTGAGATCAACGAGGTGCGAACCTCAGAGAGCTGCGCTTTCCCACGTAGCGACAATGCCTTCATCGCGACACTGGACAACCGAGCGGCTGAGCTGTGCAACTGGCCCGTTGAGCGTGGTGAGGCATATCAGGTCTTGCGTTACCAAGAAGGCGAGCAGTACAAGCCGCACTATGACTTCTTCATGCCCCGCCCCGACGCCGCACCACCGGGTCCCGGTGGCCAGCGGGTGGGCACACTGATCATCTACCTCAAGGCACCTGAGCAAGGTGGCGGCACTTTATTCCCAGAAATCGGCATGGAGATCAAACCTTCAGCCGGT